TCAATTCTGGAATTTTACTGATGAGCAAACGCAGAGGCCGCAAGGCTCACTCCGCCACCGCGCAGCCTGTACAGGCAACCGCACCGCAGCAGCACGCCGAGGCGTTTACCTTTGGCGACCCGACGCCGGTTATGGATAAGCGCGACATTCTGGATTATGCCGAGTGCATCGGTAACGGGCGCTGGTTTGAGCCGCCGGTCAGCTTTAGCGGGCTGGCTAAGAGCCTGCGCTCGGCCGTGCATCACAGCTCGCCGATTTACGTAAAGCGCAACATTCTGGCCTCAACGTTCATTCCGCACCCGATGATGAGTCAGCAGGAGTTTAGCAAGTTTGCGCTGGATTATCTGGTCTTCGGCAATGCCTTTGCCGAGCTGCGCCGTAACAGCTTGGGTAAGCCGCTGCGCCTTGAAACCACCCCAGCCAAATTTACCCGTCGGGGCGTGAAGGATGGTGTTTACTGGTTTGTAAATGACTGGAAAGAGCCGCACGAATTTTCGGCCGGCAGCGTGTTTCACCTGCTGGAGCCGGATATTAATCAGGAGCTTTACGGCCTGCCGGAATACCTCAGCGCGCTTAACTCCGCCTGGCTGAATGAGGCGGCTACGCTGTTCCGCCGCAAGTATTACCAGAACGGCGCGCACGCCGGTTACATCCTGTATATGACCGATGCGGCGCAGAGCAGCAGCGACGTTGACCGGATGCGACAGGCGATGCGCGACACGAAAGGGCTGGGTAACTTCCGCAACCTGTTCATGTACGCGCCGAATGGTAAGCCGGACGGGATCAAGATTCTGCCGCTCAGTGAAGTGGCGACGAAAGACGATTTCTTTAACATCAAGAAAGCCAGCCGCGACGACCTGCTCAGCGCACACCGCGTACCGCCGCAGATGATGGGGATCCTGCCTGAGAACAGTGGAGGATTTGGTGATGTTGAAAAAGCCGCTAAAGTATTTGTAAGGAATGAACTGCATTCCTTACAAAATAGGATGTCAGATATTAATGAATGGGCAAAAATAGATATCATCAAATTTAGAGATTACGAATTGTGAGTTTTAAGTGCTCGATGGTTGTATTTGATCTAATAAATCGAGCACAATTTCTTCATCCTCATCAAATCCGGATTGTAAAACTCTTAAATGGTCAACAGGAGCAATTCCATGAAGGCATGCAAATTCCTTTATAAAATCGTTTTTTGAATCCATCAGTTCACTGATATCTTTTTCAGTGCCCGAAAGCAGTTTAATTAATTCTCCATTTATATCAATTTTCGGATATTGCAGTTTATAGAGACCTAAAATTGAAATGGATTGTTCAATTACATCATGGTCACTGTTTTCGATTTGTGTGACATCAAGGTTTACATGTTTTCCGTTAGCTACTAATAATTGTGCAGCAGCTTGAGTAGTATTAATGCCCATATTGATAATCTGAGTAACATCCCTAGTAATCAAACTTTCGGTAATAGCATTAAGCAAATACAACTCAGGATATTTTATAGTTTTTTCAAGCAATACCTGCAATTCATTTTCTGGCAGCAAATATAATAATCGGCCTGCCAAGTATCTTATTTTGGGCACTCTTCTTTTTTTTTCATATGCTGACTCAGTTGATTTAAATGTCTCATCTGATTTATTTAATAAATGCATATACTTAAGCTTGCAATTCTCGGCAGAAGCTAATAATTGACTGATAGATAGCGAATGGGATTTTTGTCTAAACCATTTGCTAACCTTATATTTAAATAGAAAGTTTTTTATGTAACCTTCATTTCTTATTGACTTTGAGTAGTCTAAAATTGGTATTCTTATCCCTTTGCTTTTAAAGGCTGACTCTAGGGCGCCCTTATCTTCTGGGTTTAGTAAAAGAAATCGTTTGATATCGCCAATCAAATAACCCCATTCGCGACTAAGGTTGTCCGAAAAGTCATTCTCACCAGACAACCATTCATTAGTAGATATGACAAAGTCTTTGGTTTTGTCATGTAATTCTAACTTTTGATCTAATAAGGATGTTTTAAGGGTATCTCTCCATTTTTCGATTTCATTTTCAGTACCTATCATAATTATATCGTCAACGTAACGGTAATAATGACCGTTAGTCATGATATGCATTTTATTATCTACATCTTTAAGAACCAGATTTGCGATAACATGACTAAATGAAGGCCCGATAAGCAGCTTTTCGTTGTCATTGAAAAACTTCGCAGCAACTCTTTGGTTTTCAAGTAGAGTTAAACCTAGTTCTATGTATTTATTATCAAGATTATTTTTGGTGGAGTGCTCGAGCCAAACCTTCTTTGCCTCTTCAATGTAAATGCTTGGATAGAATTTTTTTATGTCACTATAAGAAAGTTTTTTTTCGATATTTAATTTACAGGCTGAGCTTATGTCTTTCTGACGACTAATTAGACCGTCAAAGTATTTAACAAATACGCCATTTTTAGATGTGCTCTTTTCAAAAAGATAGCTATAAACATAATAATCTGGGTGCATTGACTTTACCTTGCTAATTTCATTAATTAGATAGGTTTCGGCTAACGCTTCGTTCGGTGCAGGGTAAAAAATCTCTCTAAAAATATTTTCCCCTTCAATGCATTCTTTAAAATGTTTAACTTTAATGTAATTTTTTTTAGTGTTCTTCGCCAGGCGTGAACAAATATTGCTTATCCAATGGTTAGTTTTAGATGAAGGTGTATTGAGGTAATAACGTAAAGCGAGGTAAGGGATTATATCTCTTGTCCGATATGCTGCTAATGCTTTTGTGGCCAACGTTGTTTTCATTTCTCATTCCTTTGAGTTAATCCAAAACACAAAATCTTCATTCTAGTTTTAAATTGCCTTTCTTTAAGGGGATGAGCGCAATCGATTTCAGTATGGCAATGTAACTCATCTTCATTCTTAATTTTACTCATGAGGTTAGAGAATTTTTCAATTACCCACCCTGCAATTTTTGGTATGATTTTTCCCGCTTCTCTTATTTGTGGTTCGATCCAAATTACGTAGCTATGCTCATCTCTATTTACATAGAAAAGTGACTCAAAGTTTTCTTTCGCAGTGTTCCAGTTGTTGTTTACTCCGAGAAAACCTGAAAAATTTGAAATTAAAATTAATTTTGATGGGATGTTTTTCCCATTATCATACATTTTTAATAAAAGATCTAGATTACTTTGTTTATTGATAACGTTCCACTCAGTTATCTTGAACTCCACATTAATTGCTTGGGTTTTAAGCAGCGGAGATAGTTTTTTTATTTGTCTGGAAAAATAATCTCTCGCTGATGATGAAATTTCACCTGCAAGGATTTTAATACTAAGAGGATACCTCGGAAGTACTTGCTTTTTTCTCAACTCATACAAGGTTGTAAGTATTGATATGCTACCAGAACCAGAGCCTGAAGGTATGTCTAATAAGAATACATCCCCTCCAGAAAATATGGATACATAAGCATCCGATGCTAGATCAACATTATCTAATGGGTCAAGTATCGAAAGGATTGTTCGAGCGCACGAGCCAGTATATCTTTTAGCTAAATGTGTATCCGTCTCTAATTTATCTTCCCCGCCGGTACTTCCATTATCATAATCCTCTAATGCCAGCTGTCTAAGATTTTCATTGTCTAATAACTCTTCCCAGCTACCAATTAGTTCTGCTGGTAATTTCAAAATTTTTTTATCTCTATCCCATAACGAATCTGGGATGTCATTTATTGGAAGGAAACGTTTTTTTTCTGGGAAAATCATTATCTTGTTTTCATTGAAGTAGGTTAACCTAAAATATTATTTTTTTAAGAAAATATCAATTGATTTATTTTTCGTTCTATGGATTGCGCGCAATGCTATCCCCGCCACGCCTGCCCGCTTTATGCATCGCTTTTCATGCAAGTGCATGTACCTCCTCTATACGTGCCAGTACTGGGCTCACACATGCTTAGCGATCCAATTTGGATCATGCGGATTCATGCAAGCATATGCACTTTGATGCAGAAGCAAAAAGCCACCTGAAAGGTGGCTAGTGAACGGTAGGGAAGGGGCAATTAATCATTCTGCCTGGCAGTAAATAGCGGCTTCGAAAATAGCTGTGTCGATTGTCCCTGCCATGTCGCTGATCATCGACAGTGCCATTTTTAATTCATCTTCTTTGCAATGTGCGATCAGCGATACGTCAGCAATGAACTGAATGCGTGCAACCGTTTCACTTAGATTATCTATATTCATCAAATGATTAACTCCTTCTAGTCAAAATATACTGTATGTATAAACAGTACCATGATGAACTAAAATCGTAAACAATTGCGCGGCTCAGATTAGTCCGACTGCCGTTTTATTAATCAGACACATGTACGCCTCTTTTTTTTGCAAGTGCATTGAAGCGCTTTAAGGGTGTAGGTGTTTTGCACTGTCTATGGAACAGATAGCCGCTTGTACCGCTCCAGTAAGAAATCTCCCCAACCTTGATCGTGTGACCTTCCATCATGCGCACAGCTTCGCCGTCAGACAGTATTAACCGTGAGATCTCAAAGAAACTCTTTTTCAACGCGCCCCGTTCAATGCAATCACTCACTTCAGGGTGATACTTCTCCGGCTCAAGTTGCTCCTGCGCTGGCTTTGCTCTTAATCGCTTAATAATCCTTCTTCGCTCGGCGCGAGTAGGGGGCTTTGTGAAATCGATAGCGGCTTCAGAGTCTGTTGGCTCCGTACAGTTATTGACAGAACTCCGAGAGGACGCGGGAGCGTCCTTAAATTCAAAACCCAAATCAACGGCACGTTTCGGGACAATCTTCCATTGCATCAGACGGGTTAAAATTGGCGTATCGTCGCCAACTTCAGTTGCGTAAACGCCCTTGATGCGCACGGTTTCCTCACCGTATTCATTAAAGTCTTCGCTTGCCTGATACCAGGTGCGCACAGCCAGCTCGTCACGGCGCACGAATGGGCCGCCCTGCGCGTTAACGTATCCGGCCCAGTCGCCTGCGTCGGCTGCATCATGCGCTGCCGCAAACTCGACGCTAAGTCCGTGCGCGGTTTCGCTGTCAGTCATGCGGCGCAGTTCGCGGTAAACTGTGACCGGCGCGCCGCCCACAAACTGGAATTGCCGGATATGCCAGCGTGCCGCCCATGCGGAAACGGCCGAGGCAGCTTCCTTAAGATCTTTGCCGCTTTCGTCGTCCTTCTCGTCGTCCAGCGCATAGCCATCGATATTCTTTGAAATGTATTTAGCAACGTAACCCGTCGCGCTGCCTTTCTCTGGGTCGATAGCCTCGGCGTGAAAGCGGGCCTTACGGGCCTTGTCGGTTGTCAGCTCGCTGCCGTCTTCCTGCCAGGCGTAGTCGCGCATAATCTCGCGCACGCGTTCAGCCTGCTCCGGTCGCATAAACATGAGCATGTGCCAGTGTGGGGTTGCATCGTGATGAGGTTCGGCAACGCGGATCCCGAAGATGCGGATTTCTTCGCGGTGCAGCTTGGCTCGGATTTTCTGCCAGACGCTGCAGAGATAACGCTGCGTGTCGGCCGGGCTGGCACCGTTCCATTTACGGTTACGATGCCCGGTTTTGATTGTGGCGTGATAGCGCGCAGGGGCGGTCAGCGTGTAGAACTCGCCGATAAAGCCCATTTCGTTGCAAATGTTTTCGAAGCCACGAATGCGGGTCATCAGCTCGCAACGGCGAATCGCCGGATTGGCCACACTGCCGTCGTATTTCTCGATCAGGCTGATGCGGTTGCCTTCTTCGTCTTCCAGCTCCATTCCCTTAATAAACTCACGGGTGCGGCGCTTCTGCTCGCGCCACTCTGAAACGGTCATACTACTGGCGTAGGGGGTATACTTTTTGCTGACGTTAGCCAGGGCAATCTGAAGGTGCTCACGCCATGATGCGGCTACGCGGCGCAGTCGGCCTTTCCACCATTTTTCCGTCTGCATACGTAGTATTGCCGGAGTAACTTCCTCCGGGTCAAAAAGGCGCGACGTCACCTTTTCCCACAGAGGAGGCGTCTGGCTTAGCTCGCGGGTGATGGTGGCGGCGGTCATGTAAATGCGGTGCGCGTATTTGTAATCTGATTCGTCACTGGCCTGCGCGTGTGCCTGTACCAGCTCGGCCAGGATGAAATTAGCGACATCCCCGGCCAGTAGATCGACGTCGGCGCGCGCCAAGTCAGGCAGTCGGTTAAAGCGGCGCATCAGATTGAAAAGCTGACCACCTGCTAGAGCCGTGTTGTCACGCTCAGTTGCGTTACCCCCGAGTAAATTTAATGTGCTCCCTTTCATTACGCCGAGACGATATTGAGCGTTAACGGTTTCAACTCGTGGCAATGTGCGCTCAACAAATGTCTTTGTTAAGTACGCATTAGCGCGGGCTGTTCCCTGTGTCTTTTCCAGATCACTAACGCGGCGTTTAACGTCGAGCTGTATCAGGGTCGGCTGCTTTTCAAGTAATTCCTGCGCACGCACTAAAGCCGCAATCATCTGACTGCGGCTGTGCATTTCCTCATAGGTGAGGTAAGGGCTGGCGATGGCTTCCCGTGGAGCATTCCACGGGTAAGCAAATTCCTCATGCATCAGGCATTACCCTGCCGGTGTTTATTGTGATGTTCTTCAATTTCCTGGCAGAAAACGCAGCGAGTTACACCCAGATACGCGCGGCGGCGCTTTTCAGGAATTGGGGCATCACAGTCTTCACAAAATGAGGCGCTTATAGCAGGCGCGCGATTGACGATATTGGCGATGTTGCGAGCCAGCATTTCATCGGTACGCTGTTGCACGATGTCCATAGAGTCAGCCATTAAGGTGCCTCCTCAATCTGAGCCTGGATTTTATCTGCTTCCTGATTAAGTAGCTCGGCAGCTTCGACATGGGTTAATTCTTCCCGGCGAATTTTTGAGGCCAGGATGTTAAGGCGAGATATCATGAGATCAGCACGACCGCGGCGTTCTTCGCGACGCGCATCATTCAGCATCATATCGAGTTCGATATAGGAACCTGGCTTAGTGGTACCAGATAATTTATTTAGCATGTGATTTTCCTTTATTCAGGCAAAGTGAATCCCGGCGGGTTTACGCCAATTAATTGCTTTGGTTATTTAGTTTGAAAGAGTCATTCGTTTAGGAAACAAACTTACAACAGCTTTCAGATGGTTCATTGCGCGAATCAGTGCGTTTCTTTCATCAGTAGTTAGAACAGAAAAATCGGCTGAGTGCCGGTCTTTACCGATGTTTGCCAGAAAGAAAATGGCACTTAAAGCACGTTTGTTATCCTGATAATTGCTGTCAGTAACATCGCGCATTTCAGCAATAAAACGGGCTATATCTTTTTCGCAATTACTGCCCATCAGTTGAGCCCGAAGCAGAGCTACATGATTCAACGCGGCAACACGTTGACCGGCTGTCAGTTCGACCAGCATGGAATCGCCTTCGATAGCCATGATTTGCTCCTCTTGGGTAATGCCTGTGCTTTGACTTCTGAAGCAGACGGCATTACTGGATTCCAGCGCTTACCGTTTTCTCCCATGATCCAGCCGTGTCCGTATGACATGGATGGGCTTTGGCGTTTAAGCCTTGCTGCCAATGAGATCATGATTGCCCCTCAACTTATGCCAAATGATGCACCGATGCCGCTGATAGCATCGACAGTTGAGGACAGTGCCGGATTAGCCTGAATACGCGCCTGTACTGCAATTGCGGCCAGTGTTAAGCAGCGAATACCGCTATTAACATTTTGCAGAAGGCCCCGTTTACAGTTGGCTGTCATAGGTTCTGTAGAGGTTGCACCAGCTGCTAACCGGCCTACTTCTGCGGTGGCTTTCATGACATACAAGGGGAATTTTTCATCTGCGACTTCGTTTACCGGCACACATGGCAGGCACTGGATTTGCGCCAGCAGACCATCAACTAACGTTGCATCCTCAGTGACATCGGTAAGGGCTAAAACCTCTAAGACGGTAAGCTGATGTGGCTGGTCTGGATTCAATTTATTACGCAGGGTTTGCGCACGCATGCCGGACTGCTTAGCGACGTCTTCCATGTTGTGAGCTAACGCGAATTTACGACAGGCATCGTCGTAATGGGTATGGGTAGAAACCTTGAAATCAAACATGCTCGGATCCTTCTTAACTTGCAAAATCAAGTTATGGCTTGATGTAGCGGCATTTGATTGCCTGCTGGCGGTTCTTTTCACGCCATGCAGCGACATTGATAAGCGGGTTACCATGTTTGGTCATGGTGGTTTCTACCACTTCGCCGGTCTTACGATTGGTGCGGTTCTGCGTGTAGGTGAAAGAGGGGGTAGGAGCGAGCAGCACTACACCGTTAGCAATCCATTTTTCCAGCACTGACAGGCTGATACGGTTGGCCGCAGCAAAGTCCTGCTTAGACATTGTTGGGGATGTAGCCAGCGTTACTGCTTTGTTTACAGCGTCGTTCACTGCTTCGCTAATGGCTGGCATCAGAATTGCTGCAACATTGGCCATAAAGTCTTGAGATTGTACTAAGTCAAATGCGTTCTGACTGTTTGCATTTTCAGTATGCATAACGCAATATCTCCAGTTAAATAGTGTGTTCTACGGTGTTACATGTGGTGTGTACATACGTTAGATCACATTTGTGCTCAAGTAAACTACTTTTGTGGTTGGTTTTCTATGTCTCATCTTCAGTCAAATGCTCAAGAGGTGATCGAGAGGTTGCAATCTGCTTATGGCGTAACAACGCAACGCGCATTAGCTGAAGCTCTCGAAGTGCCTTCAAATAACGTAAGTGCGTGGTCTCAGCGCAATAGTGTTCCAGGTAATGCAATCATCAAGTGTGTTCTTGATACGGGAGTAGACCTGCAATGGCTCGTAAGCGGTGGGCTTGCAAAAGCAAGCATTATCCAACCTAAAGAATTGCTATCCGGTGAAGCGTTGTTGAAAGAGATCACTTCAAATGGCGGTAAGACTGTATTGCGCAGGATTATGTATTCGTATGGATTCTCCCTTCAGAGGCAGCTCTGTGAGCTGTTTGGTATTTCATCAGGGACAGTTAGTACATGGGTTAGACGGAAATATTTTCCCGGCGATTTAGTTGTAGCTTGCGCACTTGAAACTGGTGTTGATCTTAAATGGCTTGCGACCGGTAATGGTGTTCATAAAAAAGAAGTTGAAACGGTTGATGCCAATAATTGTATTCCTCATAAAGTGTTAGAGTCTGGTGTTTTACATAGTAAGGGGGTATGGGAAATAAACCTTGGTTTCACATTCCATAAGTTATCTGAACCTTGTTTTGTTACTAGTAGTGCTACCTCATGGGTTGTAGATTTAGAGAATACTGAAATCAGTAATGGCCGCTGGTTACTTGGGGTCGATGGGAAATATGATGTATATGATGTATCTTTATTGCCTGGAAGGAAAGTTAATGTCTCAAATAACACTGCAAGTTTCATATGTGGTGTAGGTGAAGTGGACGCCGCTGGAAAAGTGGTTATAACAATTAGTACTAATGATTAAAATAAATGTTACTTAATGGATAGGAAGCCTAATGCAAAATAATAACATAGATGTAGAATTGTTAAAGGAAGAGTTTAGAGGTCTTTTTTCTTTTTTCTTTGCAAGAGGAGAGAAGAGACCTAAAAACATCAGTAATATAGATGTTTATAAATCTCTAATTAGAGAGGTTTATGATTCTTTAAAGGGGGTCGAGGAGCTTCAGTATTCCAAAATATTATTTTCTGATGATTACCCAGAGGTATTAAAAAGAAATTTAACCCATTTACACTCCGTTGTAAGGCGCTTTAATAACTCAGCTAGAGAGAATCGCTATGAATTATTGACAGATTTATTTGATGCACTCGCAAAAGCTAAAATATATTTAGTAAGATTAACTGATGCATTACAAAATGATGATGGTGACAAAAATTTAAGAATAAGTGATATCGAATCGATAAACTATAAAATAAAAGAGCTTTACTACGATATTTCAAGTGGTTATCAAAAGATTCAAAGCGATATCGACAAGGCTGAAATCCTTGCTCGTAAGTTGAGCGATCTTGAAGAGAAACAAAGAAAACTCATTTCAACATTTAATGTCAATAATGAAAGTTATAAAGAAAAGATTTCAATCATAGATGTGGCAAATGATAAAGTAAATTTGTTCAATAAAAATTTCAATTTATATGATGAAAGTAATGAAAGAATAAGTGAAAACCTTTCAAGACTTGAGGCTTCATTTATTGGGCTGGAGTCAAAAGTAAATACCCTAGAATCAGGTTTGGTAGCTAAAGAAGGAAAGTTAGATAATATTCTTTCTAAAGCGGAAGACGTATTAGGCAAGTCTAGCACTGCAGCACTTGGTACGTTTTTTAAAGAACAATACGATCATTCAAAAAAATTGCTATGGGTATGGCCTGTCTCAGGCTTGTTTTTTATAGCTGGCGCAATAGCAATATGCATTGTAACTGTATTTCCAGATTTAATAAGTATCAATCACTCAGTACAAGCTAACGGTAATGTTAATCCGACAGCTTTTATAATATCAAGATTAGTTGTGGCACCTTTGTTTCTTATTGGGGCATGGTTTAGTGCTAATCAATATGTTAAGAGAAAGAACATTATTGAAGATTATGCATACAAAAAAGTTTTATCGTTATCATTGCTGGCATTTAAAGATGAAATTGAAAAGACGGGTGCTGAAAATACTACTGATTTTATTAAAACTGTTCAAAGAGAACTTTTTAAATCGCCACTTGAATCTCTTGATAGAAAGCATCTAAAAAGAGAATCTGATTTTTTAAAATCTCTTCAAACTGAGATGATGAATGGAATGCTCAAAAATGTGACTTCAGTGTTTGGCTCTGATGGCAACACTGATAAAAATCAAAACAAAGATAGTTCCAAATCCTAAAGTTACATTCGTAGTAAAAAAAGTAAAATGGCTACCCATCACAGTGTAGCCATTCTATCGCCCATTATTGCTTTAAATAATTGATTTGTAAGTAATTAAATAGTATTCGGTCTTTTTTTGCTTTATGATTTATAAAGATTTTATGTGATTGTTACGAAACATCCCGAAATCACACTATTCAATCTATGCCATCACATATTCCTGATCGCTTGAATCACGATTGTTTTTTCTTCATAGAAAAGTTTTTTATGGTCGAATGGCCTTTACAAAAAACTTCTTCGATTCTCACATCAAATAGTCGACTTTCAGCGCGTCTCATCTCATGAAAATTCGGCAGGTCTGGCCCAATCTTAATACCTCTCATTTCGCGCGCTTCGACTAATACTCTCATTAATCCATCTGGGGCGTTACGTTGGATCAAGTCTTCATGACAAACATGCCGTTATTGATTTCGATAATGCACACACAGTGACGTTAATCATTCATCCGATGTCCACTGAGTGAAGGTATGCTAGGGGACACAGCTCGTGCCGAGGAATTCACGTATTTATAGTTCTCTGACGGACGGATAGGCAAATTTCGGAGAGTGATCGTTTTATCTTAGTGTGGCACTATAATGCAGCCATTATCATGAACGAGGGATTGAGAATGATATCAGGAACAGCAGCAAAACAGGAACCTGGACGTTACTACACATTTGAGTCGAGATTGCCTCAGGGCGTTTTTTTTGAGATTCGCCCCAGCCATTTGCCAGGAAATGCAAAGCCCGTAACAGATGAAACCAGCGGTATGTGTATCGGTTACTCGGTCGCACAGGCTCCGGGTTTGTGGCAGATTTATGACGTTCAGGGGTATTTTGTCAGGCTGGAAGAAGCGCCACTTGAAACACCCCTGATTGATCCCACGGATATTGCCCTGTTTGGCCTGGGTATTTTTCGTATCCTTCGTACAGGGCGGGTGCTGTTTGAATCAGGGGCACGTGCCGCTGTTTATGCGAAGCTCAGTCAATCCACTATATCCTTTCTGCGCAGCAGACTGAAACTCGGGCTGCATGCACGTAACCTTAAAATGACTGAGGCTGCTGCAAAACACATGTATGAACCGGGTCGCTATGTCCCTCTGCAAATTCAGGAGCGAGCCATTCGATATGGCAAGAGAATGGCAGATCCCCGTAAAGGTGAGGGCATGTTCAGATATGAAACCAGAATGTTCAAGCTACGCTTTAATAAGCAAACACTGCAGTATGAGTACAAAGAATACACCCTCGAAGTTGTGGTGCGTGAATCAGACTGGACGATATCGCATTTCAAATATATGGATTAACTGAAAGGAAGGCTTTTATGTTTGATTTTCGCAATGAGGATTTCACCTTCGTGATTTCTCCTTTTGAAAGGATACCCGACAATGAAGCAGATCCTGCTGGGCACTTATGGGATTGGATCCAGTCATGGATAGAATTCTCCGTAAGCGGCGTGAAAGTACAGTTTCAGACTGAATTTACTGTAGGTGAGCTAAGAATTTTAAAGGATGAGTTTGCCGCGAATTATCAGGCAATAATCGCACAGCGCGAATTAAAACCTTTCATTTTTCGCAGCGAGCGTGGTCAGCTCAACATGGTTATCAGGAAAGTGACTGGTAAAGATGGTGTAATAGTAGAGTTTGATATTCGCCCGGAATCCCATGCCGACAGCGTTCAGGTTAAAGGCAGCTTTGGCCTTAATGAAAGCTATTTCCCCGATATTCTGAAGAGGCTGGATGAAATGATTCAATGGCCGAATTAAACATTTAGCCATTGAAAAGTTTTAACTGAAAGCTTTGGGCGTAAAATGGGTTTTTATTCAGGTTTTTCCGTCCATGCAATATTCGATGCGGCAGTATCAGCACTTGTACTGCCAAACAGGGGAAAATTGCTGACGCCCTATATGAGATTCTGAATAAATGAAGCGTGCTATTTTATGGCTCATTAAGTCTTTTTTATATTTAGTCCCTGCTGCAGTTATTGTGGCGGGCGTGTATATCTTCATCTGCTTTGTTCCGCAGTATGCAGCACTCCTTAGTTTTACATGGGTTGTCGTAGTTTCTTATGTGTATATTAAATTTAACCGATGGTATTAATAAAACCCTGACATATTAGTGAGCTTAAAATTTGGGTTGAAAAGCGAACGCAAAATAACCCTACTAGCTTATAGTGCCCGGTCTCCATCCCAAAAACCCACCCCATTCACAAAAGCAGAAACAATCCTGCCAGCCTCGCACCCAAAGCTTACCTGTCATCTTGTCATCACCGCGGTTTGGCTTATCCTTAAGTCTTCAATCAAAAGGAGTAACGTTTATGAAAGCGGCAATTGCTAACAGTGAACACAAGGTTGAAGTGGTTGAGAAGACGTTGCGTCCTCTCAAAACGGGCGAAGCACGGCTCAGGATGGAATGCTGTGGCGTATGCCATACCGATCTGCATGTGAAGAACGGTGATTTCGGTGATAAAACCGGCGTGACGCTGGGCCACGAAGGTATCGGTATTGTTGAAGAAGTCGCGCCAGATGTGACCTCACTCAAGCCAGGCGATCGTGCCAGCGTGGCATGGTTCTTTAAGGGCTGCGGGCACTGCCAATACTGTAACTCCGGTAACGAAACGCTCTGCAGAGAGGTCGTTAATGCCGGTTATACCGTCGATGGCGGCATGGCTGAAGAGTGTATCGTCGTTGCAGACTATTCAGTCAAAGTCCCGGACGGGCTCGATCCATACGCCGCCAGTAGTGTCACCTGCGCCGGTGTCACCACCTATAAAGCGGTGAAAGTGTCAGAGGTAAAACCGGGTCAGTGGCTGGCGATTTACGGTCTTGGCGGGCTGGGAAATCTCGCTCTGCAATATGCAAAAAATGTCTTTAACGCCAAAGTGATCGCAGTTGACGTGAGTGATGGGCAACTGGCACTGGCGAAAGAGATGGGCGCCGACCTGGTCGTAAACTCAGCCAGCGAAGATGCGGCTCGCTTTATTCAGGAGCAAACCGGTGGGGCGCATGCGGCTGTGGTAACGGCGGTTGCTAAAGCGGCGTTTAACTCTGCTGTCGATGCGGTCAGGGCCGGTGGTCGGGTAGTGGCTGTCGGACTGCCGCCGGAAGCGATGAGCCTGAATATTCCACGTCTGGTGCTCGATGGCATACAGGTGGTGGGATCGCTGGTCGGAACGCGTAACGATCTGGCGGAAGCTTTCCAGTTTGCGGCAGAAGGGAAGGTGGTGCCGAAGGTGACCAAAAGGAAGATTGGTGAGGTCAATGCCATTTTCGATGAGATGATTCAGGGCAAAATTCGCGGCAGGATGGTGATTGACTTCACCGGTGAGTCCGCCGGATAAGTCGCATTAATAATTACAGAGGTCCGCACCCTGCGGGCTTTTTTATGTCTGCAAATCAGGGCTTAGCCGCGCTTTCATCGACTTTTATATATAAATTTTAAGCGCTTTTTAATCTCTTGTGATGCGAGTTTTATGTGTGTCCAAAGCCTTTTGCGGTGACCAAATCTTCACTTTTTAACGCCATCCCGCAGGAAGATTCCCCTGGGTTTTTATAAGGGGCTTATCTTCTGGTGCATCATGTCAGGTGTCCCGTCCGGGCCAGAGCGGAATAACGGCAGATCGTTAGTGGCAGCGCTGGCGCAGGATCACACAGAAAAACGCGTTTTACTGGGACATCAATTAACTAAGAGGAGCAAAACAAATCGGGATAATTCATTAACCTGGTAGCACAACAGTTTAAAAATGGGGGATCTTGTGCCCCGCTATTTTATTTATCACCCATAATGGTATTTCAAATGCATCTTATTAATTGATTGCAACCGATAGAATAGGGTCAACGACCTAAATGCAGGGCGCTCTGTAGCATTAAATCTTATCGGGGAACGTGGGTACTTCATTGAACAACACATCCAGAAGGACTTGAGGAAATACTTTCGCTGGGTCAGGCCAGTCACAAGCTAAGATCAGGGCCAGTAATAAATATAATTATTTGCTATTAAGCCATCGTTAAGTTGATAAGATTGTTTAAAAATCATAAGGTTCAGGTTGCGTCTGGTCTTTTCTTTTTCGACTAATTTATTCTTTCTGTCTGTCACCGGTGCGCTTAACCAACTGAGAGCAATGCCTTTTTTATTAAAATTAGATGATGATGTGAGCGTTTTTTCGAAAATTAACATTCATACTTATACGAAATAAATAAGCGAAGCCGGAAAGTTAAAAGTTGAAAAATGTGACGTACATCACATTACGCACATTTTGATAAATTATACACAAATATAAATAGTTGTATAGATATGAATATATAAGTATTTGAAAGTTATTATATTATTATTTAGTTTTTTTACGTGAATAATAAGTTAACAGCGGGGAAGCTTAAGTTATCACCAGAATTAATTTCTTGATAATATCCTGATGAGATTTCATATTTAATTTTCGTGAACAGGACTTCTATTTCTCTGGGTAATTAAAGTTAAATGAGGTGGCGATATGCAACAGCAACGACGTGGTGGATCTGGTAATTTTGCGGAAAATCCTGAACGGGCTCGCGAAGCGGGTCGCAAAGGTGGGAAGATGAGCGGCGGTAATTTCAAAAATAATCCTGAGCGTGCTGTCGAAGCAGGCCGCTTAGGCGGAAAAATAAGCCGAAGATCATCAACTGATACTACAGGTGTTTAGCTTCTTTTTGAACGCACTAAGCACAATTTCAATCTTTTCATTATCCCTTTTCAGGGGATAAAGATATTGCACAATCTCATTCCGGGCAAGGCTTCCCGGATGCTCTACAGGAATGCTGGAGCAACTATTTATCGTGCTGAGGATGGTATGCGAGATAATAATCACGAGTTGCTATTTCATTTGCTGAGCAAGAAACATCTTAATGATGAAGCATCCACTCGCTATCTGATTGTCGGAGAGATTGTTTGTGAATTAATGAAAGCAGACAAAAACATCAATCGTAAAACGTTGTGCTGTAAGCTGTTGAGGCAGCTGGAGCATTGCGAAAGCATGGAGGAGGAGAGAGCACATTACCGGATCATCCGCATGCTGTTTGGCCGGAGTTAGCCTGCCGTAGCGTGAAATGATCTCAGGAAATCAGCACTATTTAACCGTTGAGGACGGTAGTGTTGTGATTCAACGCTGATCTGTTTGCGTTATGCCCGTTTTTTAAACGGGCTTTTTTTAGGATTTACTCGTCTGAAATGCACAACGGCAGCGCAATCCAGTGCTGACCCAGCTAGCGGTATGCTGACTCCGCACATACGATTGCCAGACTCTCCAACGCGAGTCCTGCCACAGGTTAGCGATAACGCGAGCCGCTGATCGCGAGAAATAGGCCACAGCTCGGCGTGGCTCTGCTCTTTACCGCTAAACCAGGCTCACCGAAAGCAGAATCAGCTCTCCGGTTTCCAGCGACAGGCTTTTCTTGGTTTCGAACATAAAGGCTTCCAGCGCCTCCTCGACATCGTCGCCCTCGATAAAGGCGTGAGTCGTGACATGATTTTCACCTTCAGGCTTAATCACGTAAGAAACAAACCACTTCTTCTTTTGCATGATGCTTATCCTCTTATGAATAGGTAAATGCCGCGCACCGGCAATACTGAGCTTTTCCGTCAGCAGTTCAGCGGAACATGTACGGGTTCTGTCCGACAAAGACTAATCAAGCGGGGCCGGATGCAGCAGGTCGATCACGTCATCAATTTCATTGCTGGCCGCATGGCGATCAAGGGCAACCGCATAGTAGCGTCCCTTGCAGTAGTGCTTTGTTACCGCCACCCGATGGCCGGTATCGCTGTCAGCTTCACCGCCGGTCAGGGTCTGCAGGTGGGGCGGGATAACCAGCTCACTTTCGAGTTGTTCTGCTTCAATGATCACTGCGCCACCGTCGGTGGATAGCAGCAGATGCTGAATGCTCATGTTCTCTCCTCTGAGTCAGATTGCTAACCGGCAAAGTGTAGTTCACCTCAGCGGGTGTGCTGGCGACGGGCTTAATCAATGCCT